AATTCAGTCGGAATGAGGTTCACAACGGTCTATGGCCCCGATACTAGAGATAATATGATGTATGGGTTACTCAGAGATAAAAAGGCAACTTATGTAACAAATCATAAAAGAGATTGGATTCACGTTCAAGATGTCTGTAGTGCCATAAGATTTCTTGCTCCTAGCACACTTACAGGCCCTATTCCTATTGGATATGGTGAGTCAGTTCCAGTTAAGAGTTTAGCAGAAAAGTTTGGTCAGGGTGATTTACCAGTAAAGGAGTTTACACCTGGTGAAGTTGATGATAATGTGGCTGATATATCCATGATGATGAGCATAGGGTGGGTTCCTATGATTAATATTCTTAAAGATGATGTTTGAACTAAACCATAGATTACAAATAAAAAGAGAAACACTACAAGAGTCAGTTATCTACTATGTTGATAATTTTTATTTGCATCCACATAAAGTTGAAGAATACTTGTTTGCTCCAGAAACACCTTTACATAAGATAGAACAAAAACCATCATACAATAGCATTCATTTTGAAGACAGAAGGCTTATTAAAGAAGACGAAAGACTTCATTCTGTTGTTAATCTTCTTAGTCAAATATGTGGTCAAAAACCAGAAACTTATTGCATAGTTACAAACATGCAAAGATTCTTTGCTAATGATTTTAATGATTACAAAAAACACGTTTGGTGGCCTCATCAAGATAATGGTTATAATGGAATAGTTTACTTCAGTGATGAGTGTGGAACTAATTTATATTCTACAGATACCACTGACGAATTACCAGATGCTCCAGAACATTACAAACCATGGAGATTGAGAGAGAATTATGATATACTAAAAACTATTGAACCAAAATATAACAGACTAGTTTTGTTTGATGGTTTTAAGTTTCCTCACGGAGTTGATGTTTGTAATAATCATTACTTTGGTGATGAGTATAGAAAAAATCAGGTATTTTTCTTTCAAGATCATAAATACTATCAATACTTACAGAACAATGAAAGTTCCTAATTGGCAACATCATTCAAAGAAAGAACAGAAAAGAACTCTGAAACCGCAGGCCCTGCGTCAAGCGAAGGCCAGGTTAAGACACTTTAAAAAGTTGCACACTATCCACCCTCGCAAGGTGGATTTGCAGTATTATGGCCATATACAGAGAAACACAGATGTCATTACAAGAAATCAAATCAACCCTTGCCAAACTACTTGCAACTGAAGATCTAATCGTAGAGCACAAGCAAGTTGAGACAGCATCATTCAATGTCGAAACTCGTGTTCTAACATTGCCATTATGGGAGAAAGCAACCAACTCAGTATATGATATGCTTGTTGGTCACGAAGTATCACACGCACTCTTCACTCCTAATTTTGATTGGTCAATAGATAATCCACTTCCACACGGTGTTGTGAATGTGGTTGAAGATGCTCGTGTTGAGAAGTTGATGAAGCGTAAGTATCTTGGTATTGCAAAGACATTCTTCAATGGATACAGTGAGTTACATTCTCAAGATTTCTTTAGTGTAAATGATCTAGATATTGATGAGATGAATCTTGCAGATCGTATCAACTTATTCTTCAAGATTGGTAGATTTGTTGACATTAGTTTTACAGAGGAAGAGATAGCGATTCGTGATCTAGTTGATGCTGCAGAGACATTTGATGATGCACTTCATGCTGCAAAAGTTCTTAATGACTACTGTGAAGAAGAGATGGATAGAAAAGGTGAAGATGCAAAACCTGATGATGATGAAAAGTTAGTAGAGTTAGAGATGCAGGGTGGTAATGGTCAAGGTAATGGTCAAGGTGATGGTGAAGGAGAAGGCCAAGGTAAAGGTAAAGGTGAGAGTGATGAAGAAGATCCAGTAGAAGAGACACCTGATCAACTAACCATAGATCCAAATCAACCTTGGGATCAGGGATCAACACAAGTAGGTGGATTGAAGGGAGCTACTGGGTCAATAGACAGAGAGGTTGAGGTTACAACTGCTGAGAAGTTAGAAGAGAACATCAGAGAACTCATCAATACAGGTGGTCGTGATCATGTGTATGTTGGCATCCCTCAAGTTAATCTTGATACTATCATCGCTGATAATCAAGAGGTTCATGATTACATAGATGAATCTTTTGCAGAAGATGAGAAGAGGTATAATGATGAAGTTCTATCACATAAGAAAACTGTTACTCAATATAACAATAGAACTGGTGAGTTTGAGGAGGTAGAACTTAAAGCACTCTTTGAGGAAGTGGATAATGACTTCTATGCATTCAAGAATAGTGCAAAGAAAGAAGTGTCTTACTTAGTCAAAGAGTTTGAGTGTAAGAAATCTGCTGATGCATACTCTCGTTCATCTACTGCTCGCACTGGTGTTCTTGATACAGCAAAACTTCACACATATAAGTTTAATGAGGATCTATTCAAGAAAGTAACCATTGTTCCTGATGGTAAGAATCACGGTCTTGTATTCATACTTGATTGGTCTGGTTCTATGAACCTCATTATGGAAGATACTCTAAGACAGTTATTCAATCTAATTTGGTTCTGTAAAAAAGTTCAAATTCCATTCGAGGTTTATGCCTTTACTAATGAGTGGAATGAATCTAAAGATATGTCTTGGAATTCTGAGGAGCAAAGATATGTCTCTAAATATCTTCCTCTGAAAGAACATTGTGAAAGATTAGAGAACGAACTCTATGTTGATAGTAGATTTGCTCTACTTAACATATTGACAAGTAAAACAAATGCTAAAACTCTAGAGAAACAGATGATCAACATCTGGAGATTAGGATGTAAGTTCAACCATCGTGGTTATACATTCTATAATGTTCCTCGTAGATTATCTTTATCAGGCACTCCATTGAATGAAGCAATCGTTGCACTACATCAAATCATTCCACAGTTCCAAAAGGATAATAAAGTTCAGAAGGTTCAGTGTGTGATACTAACTGATGGTGAATCAGGTTCAATACCTTACAATCACACTGTAGAGCGTAGATGGGAAGACGAACCATACATGGGCACTCGTAGCCCTGACTATGGCAGTGTATTCTTGCGTGATCGTAAACTTGGTAAGACATACCTATTCAAGTATGGTTATCATCATTTCACAAACTCATTATTAGAGAATCTTAAAGATAAATTTCCATCTGTAAATCTTGTAGGTATCCGACTTGTTCCTAGTAGAGATGGAATGTATTTTGCTAGAATGTATGTTGAACCAGATTCTAAAGAGATGCACAAGATCCAAAATGATTGGAAAAAATCTAAGAGTTTCACAATCAAAACATCTGGATATGATGCATATTTCGGGTTATCTTCTAACACTTTAGCGGGTGATGATGAGTTTACTGTTAAGGAAGATGCAACAAAAGCAGACATCAAAAGGGCATTTGCCAAGTCACTAAAGGTAAAAAAACTAAATAAGAGGGTATTAAGTGAGTTTATCTCATTAGTAGCATAGGAGGTGTATATATGAGTGGGGATATAGGACTTAAAGATGAACCAATTATCTTTTATAATGAAGAAATGACACCTGCAAAGTTGATTCTTTTAAAATATAAAGGTATAAATTACAACCTTTATAATAGAGTCATTAGGGCTCAAGAGAGGATAAATAAGGAAGAAACCTGATGATCATCTTCTCTTTCATTCTTTCATTATTTGCTAATCATTTACCTGTGATGTATGTTCAAGTACCACAATGGGCAGATGATTGGGCAGTGTGTGCAGTAGATATACCTGACGCAAAATGTCATTGGTATATTGTTTCTCCTGATAACACATTCGGTGAAGGATTTGATTGGGAAACAGCACCTTGGTTTGATGCCAATGGTTTAAATGATGTTGCACCTATGCAAGCAAAAACTGTTGTAGAAAAATTACAAAAACAATGAAGACATTCAAAGAATTTATGCAAGAGAGTAGCCTCTCTAGAATAAAAAGTAAATCAGATAAAGGTGGAGTGGCTGCATTGTCTGCATCTAGAGCAGGTAAATCTGCAAAAGAAAATCGTGCGAGAGCAAAGCAATTGGATAGAGATATTCGTGGTAGAGGATTAGGTGGTGCTACAAAAGTAACTGGTTCATATGTAGAGAAAGGTGATGATGG